CTGCTGGACCTGGGGCACCGGTCGACGGCGCTGCGGTATATGCGGGACGTGGAGCGGCTGCATGAGCTGGTGCCGGGGCTGCTGGGGAAGATCCGGGGAGGCTCACGCAAAGGGCCTTAGCTCACGTAAAGGCGCTAAGAGGTATAAATGGTAGATAATCCTATTTTGGATGCGATCTATTTGCTGGCGGGGGTCTTGGTCGGATGGATGCTGTACAGGCTGAGGCGGAAGTAATATCGTTACGATAATTGTTAAATATCGTTTTTCGTAACGATTGACTCTTGACATTGATTCCGATTTATGTTAAAAAATAGGGGAATGTGAGGCAAGCCCGGCAGAACCGGCTGGGCTGAAGTCCGGAGGTGAGCGCCCGGCGACAATTAGTCGCCGGGTTTTCTTATTTCCCCAACAGGGGAGGGAGGCATTATGCTCGTTTTGGCATGGACAGGATTGGCGTTTTTGTTGGCATTCGTGGTGGAGAGCATGGTCGAGTATTTATTCGGGCAACTGCTGGATAACGTGCCGAAGCTGAAGCCGCTGCAGTGGCTGTTGGTGTACGTGCCGCTGGCGCCGGGGATTGGGCTGGCATTTTTCTACCGGATCGACCTGGTCTGGCTAATGGGGCAGCAGGTGCAGGCGACGATGGCGGTGGAGCTGCCGATCCAGATCAGTTGGGTGGGCATGCTGTTGAGCGGGCTGGCGATTGGCAGGGGCTCGAATTATGTGCATGATCTGGCAAGTAAGTTTGTCATTCATAACAACGTCGGCGAGTCAGCGAAACAGTGATGGATGCACCATTACCGCCCACATCGATCTGGGAGCAATTCCCATTGGTGGCAATTATTATTTTGGTGGCGCTGGTGCTGGTTGGGCTGTTCGTGTTCTATAACGAGCGCAGGGATAAAAGCTGGCAAACATTTTACGCCGAACAACGGACGGCTCACGAGTCCGAACTGACCAGGCAGCGAAGAGCGTTCGGAGAGATGCTGGAGAACCAGCAGCGGGCGTGGGGGGAGCGGCGCAGCGATGACCGGACGATCATGCAGGAGCTGATCAGCGAGATCCGGTCGTTTCGGGAGGATCACCAGGAGCACGATACGCGGATGCTGCAGGCGATCAGCCAGATGGAAGAGCGGACGCGACCGATCGCTAAGCGGAGAAACGCAACATGACGATCCATAAATGGGACGAAAGCCAGCTCGAATTCGACCTGGACCTGGACGAGGTAAACGATGATGCCCAGGTTCGTTCCATTTCATTCGAGGAGAGCAGGCAGATCAGCCAGGCAGCCAAGCAGGTCTTCGAAGGCACTGTGCTGCCGGAGTGGTTCGCTCAGTATAAGGCGCTGCAAGATAAAGGCTGGCCGTGGCGAGTGGCAGCATATATCGCCTGGGCAAGCTCGCCGAAGACGATGCGCAAACCAGAGACGCTGGCGGACCTGGCGACGGAATGCCTGGGATTGAAATCGCCGCGGGTGATCTACACCTGGCGGAAAAAATACCCGTCGCTGGACACGGTTGTGTCGATGATCCAGACCGAATCGCTGTGGGAGCACCGCAGGGACGTGATGGAGGCGCTGGTCAGCTCGGCGAGCGGTGATTACAAGGGCTACCATGACCGGAGATTATTTTTCGAAATGACGGGAGATTACACGCCAAAATCGAAATTGGAATTGAGCGGATCGGGGAAGGCGGACGATATCCACGAGAAATCGGACGCGGAGCTGCGCAGGTGGGCGGGAGAGGAAGATCCCAGCCTCACCCCCAACCCCTCTCCATTGAATGGAGAGGGGAGTGAGGATGCCGATGGCGACGAGTCTCCATTGAATGGAGAGGGGAGTGAGGATGCCGATGGCGACGAGTCTCCATTGAATGAAGAGGGGAGTGAGGATGCCGATGGCGACGAGTCTCCATTGAATGAAGAGGGGAGTGAGGATGCCGATGGCGACGAGTAGGATCCGGCAGACGGAAGCCAGGCAGGTGCTGGCGCAGCGGGAGCTGGCGAGGCGGCACCTGGTCGATTTTTCGGAGTTCATCGCAGCGTATTACCATGCGGCGGCGCATCACCGGCTGGTGGGGGAGTACCTGGAGCAGGTTGAATTGTTCATCCGGACGAAGGGGAAAGAGGGGATCGGCAGGCTGCTGATCATGGAGCCACCTCGGCACGGGAAGAGTCAGGAGGCATCGATCCATTTCCCGCCCTGGGTATTGGGGAAAAACCCGGACAAGCGGGTGATCATTGTGAGTTACGGGAGCGACCTGGCAACGAAGTTCAGCCGCCAGGCACGCGAGATCGTGCTGTCCGACCGATACCAGGCGCTGTTCGGTGAGCTGGCGAACACAGATTCGCCGGTGGAGCTGGCAGAGGACAGCCGGAGCGTGAAGGCGTGGGATCTGGCTGAACCGCATCGAGGCGGGGTGATGGCAGCAGGCGTGGGCGGCGGGATCACCGGATCCGGGGCGGATTTGATGATCATCGATGACCCATTCAAAAACCGGGAAGAGGCGGAAAGCCAGGACCGGCGAGATTCGGTGTGGGAGTGGTGGACGTCAACGGCGTACACCCGACTGGAAGACGGTGCGGCGGTGGTGGGGATGCTGACCCACTGGCACGGCGACGATTGGGCTGGGCGGCTGTTAAAGGAGATGGCGAAAAATCCGAAGGCGGACTGGTGGACTGTGCTGTGCTTACCGGCAGTGTGGGAGACACCGCAGGTCGCAGAGGAAAAGACGCTGCAAGAATACCGGCGGGAGAAATTGTTGGAGGGGGTGTGGGTTCAGGAAGTGGACCCGCTGGGCAGGGAATCAGGCGAGGCACTGTGGCCGGAGAAATACGACACCGAGGACCTGGAGCGGATCAGAGTCAACGTGGGCGAATATGACTACCAGGCGCTTTACCAGCAGACGCCGTACAACCGGGAGGGGAATATGTTCCGGCGAGATTGGTTCACGGTCGTGGACGCTCCACCGAGCATGGACGAATTGGTGCTGCGGATGTGGTTCTGGGATAAAGCCGGGTCGCAGTCCGGGACAGGCGATTATGCAGCGGGCGGGGTGATGAGCCTGACGCGGGATGAGCTGGTGTACGTGGAAAACGCAGTCCGGAGGCAAGGGACGCCGCACCAGCGGGACGAGCTGATGACGAGCTCGATGAAGGCGGACCGGCAGCGGCGCCCGATCTGGGCGGTGTGGCACCAGCAGGACCCGGGCAGTGCAGGATTGGACAGCGCGATGGCGACGAACCGGATGCTGGCGAAGTTGAAATTTACGGCATTGTTCGAGACGGTTTCGGGCAGCAAGGAAGTGCGGGCGGGACCGTGGTCGAGTGCGCTGCAGGGGGGCGGGGTGCGATTGGTTCGGGGCGGCTGGAACGAGGCGTACATCGAGGAGCACGTGGCATTCCCGAAGGGGAAATACGACGACCAAGAGGACTGGTCGAGCTGGGGCTACAGCAAATTGATAGAGCTGTACGAGCTGATCGTTGGGGAATCAGCGGACGAGGTGGTTATCTATGACGAACGGGTTAACATTTCGGAGTTTTAATTGAGCAATTACACGGAAACCAATTCTGGCTTGATGATCCCTGAAAAATTGCAGCGAACCCGGCTGCAGGAGGGTAACAGCCAATACGCATATGAGGGCACTATCGAGCTGCTGGTCGAGCGGATCGCGGCGCTGGAGCTGACGTTGGAGGACGTGGGCTGGATGCAGATGAGCGGGCAGGCGGAGCAGGAGTTCAGCCGGGAGGGGCTGCGGACGATCTGCGAGATGGCAAGGATTTTCTATTTGAAGAACCCGCTGATCAAGAGATCGGTGAACGTGCAGGCGGATTACGTCTTCGGGCAGGGGATCACGATCAAGGCGGAGGATGCTGAGGTCGACCGGGTGATCCAGGCATTTATCAATGACGAGAAAAACAAGGCGGAACTGACCCGACAGCAGGCGCAGTTGGGGAAGGAAGTGGAATTATCGATCGCGGGCAATTTATTTTTCGTATTTTTCAGCAACCCGGCCAGCGGGCGGGTGCAGGTGCGCTCGATCCCGGTGAGCGAGATCGAGGATATCATCTGTAACCCGGAGGATGCCAAAGAGCCGTGGTATTACAAGCGGACCTGGCAGGAAAACCGCTTCGACATGGCAAATGGGGCGATGGTCAAGGTGCAAAAGATGGCGTATTACCCGGACTGGCATTATGCGCCGGTTGCTAAGCCGGATCTCATCGGCGAGGCGCCGGTGAGGTGGGACAGCCCGGTGCATCATGTGAAGGTGGGTGGGCTGCCGGATATGCGCTTCGGGGTGCCGGAGGTGTACGCCGCCCTGGACTGGGCGAAGGCTTACACGGCGTTTTTGGAGGACTGGGCGACGCTGACGCGAGCATACAGCCGGTTCGCCTGGCAGCTCACCACGAAGGGCGGGAAACGCGGGATCGCAGCGGCGAAGGCAAAAATGAGCACGACAATCTCGACGAACTCGGGCGAGACGAACCCACCACCAACGACCGGATCAATCTTCATCGGCGATGAGGAGCGGCGGCTGGACCCGATTAAAACGAGTGGGGCGACGGTTTCGGCGGAGGACGGCAGGCGCTTGATGCTGATGGTGGCGGCGACGATGGGGCTGCCGGAGAGTTTCTACGGGGATGTGAGCGTGGGCACGCTGGCGACGGCGAAGAGCCTGGATCGACCAACGGAACTAAAATTCCGCTCCCGGCAGACGCTGTGGGGGGACGTGCTCAAGGACATTTTGGAGTACGTGATCCTGCAGGCGGTGAAGGCGCGGAAGCTGGCTGGCGAGATCATCCCAGAGGAGGACGGGACGCCGCGGGTCGAGCTGGCTATTGCGGGCAAGGGCAGCAAGCCGGCGAGCGCTACGATCCGGGTGGAGTTCCCGCCGATCTTAGAGCATGACGTGGCGGCGAGCGTGAATGCGATCGTAGCGGCGGCGACGCTGACCGGGATGGAACTGGCGGGGACGATCGACGAGCGCACGGTCAGCCGGATGCTGCTGCAGGCGCTGGGCGCGGACGAGGTGGAGAGTTTGCTGGACATTATTTACCCGGAGGAGGGGGAGACCAGCAGACCGGAGGTGGCACCAACGGAGGCCGAGGCGGCGATGGTGGAGGCGGCGCGGGAGCTGCGGGAGGCGGTGGCGAAGATCTCACGCAAAGGCGCAAAGGCGCAAAGTGAATTCGGGTTTGATTTTGGGGGAGGCGATGAGTAGGATCACGGTGGAAACGAACGACCTGGTCAGGGCGCTGGACCATTTTTTGGAGGCGTCGCGGCGGGTGTCGAAGCGGCGGATCTTGAAGCCCATCGAGCGCACGCTGGAGCTGGCGATGAAAAAGGCATTCCGGGCGCAGGGGAAGGCATTCTTAAAGCTGTTCGGGCAGGTCAAGCCGGTCTGGGCGGTGGTCGAAGCAGCAGAGGCAGAGCGGATGCTGTTGAGCGAGGGGATCGGCGACGAGGTGATCGAGCCGCTGTTCGACAAGGCGGCACTGGAAACGCTGGGCGTGTTCACGGTCCCGCTGCAGCGGGCAGAGCAGAAAGCGCTGGCGAGCGGGGCGAAAGGGCTGCTGGCGGAGCTGGGACTGGCTGTATCGTTCAGCCTGCGGAACCCGCGGGCGACGGCTTACCTGGAAGACCATGGGGCAGCACTGGTGAAGCAGATCAACGAGACGACAATGGGGCACCTGCGGGAGATGGTGACTTATGCGGTCGATAACGGCTGGTCGTACCAAAAAACGGCGCTGGCGATCCAGAAGCGGTTCACGGGCTATTACGACCCGGGGAGCTGGTGGAACTTCGATGCACCCAGGGCGCAGGCGCACATTGCCAGCCGGGCGCATTTGATCGCAGTGACGGAATCGGGGAACGCGTACGAGGCAGGCAATTACATCGTGACGCAGGACCTGGAGAGCGCGGGGATCGAGACGGAGAAAAAATGGGTCACGATGGGGGACAGCCGGGTCAGCGAGGGATGCCTGGAGAACGAGGCGGAGGAGTGGATCCCATCGCAGCAGAATCACCTGAGCGGTCACCCGCACCCACTGCGGTTCCCGGGGTGCCTACCAGGTTGGCAAGGGGTCGTTGCGGATCATGTCCTTGGAGCGACGAAGCGTTTCTTCGATGGCGAGCTTATCGTCATCCGAACTGCCACAGGCAATGAACTCACCTGTACCCCAAATCATCCGATACTCACGCCGGAAGGATGGATCGGAGCGGGCCTGCTGGATATAGGCAGCGATGTAATCTGCGCCCCGCTCACTTATCGCCCGCAGGGTACGGCCCATGTGAACGATCAATATCGTCCAGCCTTGATCGAAAAAGTAGCGGCAGCGTTTGGGAGTTCTAGCGATGTGCGATCCAAAGTAGTGAAAGTAGCCTCCCCAGACTTCCACGGCGACGGGAAAGGCAGCCAGGTCGCAATTGTATGGACCAACGGCCTTTTGCGGAATCACGTCGGTCCCCCTGGCAGAGAGCATGGAAAACAAAAGAATTTCATTGGGACCAATATTGGAAGGGTTTGCTTCTCGGGATTGCGCCATCTTGGAGCGTTCTTCAATCGAGTGTTTTCGACCGCGCGCCGCAATATGAGCGGCTTCGGTATTTCTAGCGTTTTCTTCTGGGGTGCGATTGGTCATCATCAGACGGTTCGCGTCGGCTGGTCCGCGCAGAGGAACACTAAATTCGATCAACCTTTTTCTAATGAGATCGCGGCTCACCCCAAACGCTTTTCCGAGTTCAACGGTGGATTCACCAGCCAGGTACCGGGGAATGATCTCGCCCATTGGCAGAGGGATGTAGAGAGAATTCGTTCTCTTTGTGCTACGAGTATAGACACGGTTCTTGAAGTTCGCCGAATTGTATTCAGGGGTCATGTTTACAATCTCCAGACCGAGCAGGGGTTTTATATTGCCGGGGGGATTGTAACACATAACTGCCGGTGCGACGAATTTTATCGAGTTAAGAGCCAGGAGGCTGGCTAGGAGGATTAAATGGGCGATCATATTTTGGGCGGTAATCCGATCAACAAGGTTAACCCGCTGCCGGTGAACCTGGATTTCAACCCGGTGGGGGATCACACGGAGCTGGCGATCAACACGGCGAAGACTCTGACGCCAGCGAGCGGGGCGACCAAACTGCTGATCCAGGCGATCACGCAGAACCTGCGCTACACGCTGGACGGGACGACACCGACCACAACCAAGGGCTTCCGGCTGGTGGCGGACACGGACCCGCTGATCATCCCGGTTGGGGCGGACACGGTGGTGATGGTGATCGAGGAAGCGGCGACGTGCGATTTCCAGTACCAGTGGGGGCAGTAAGATGCTGAGGATGTACAGACCGTGGCGGTTGGGATTGGGACTACGAAGTAGATCTTCGTACCAATATCAACAGCAAATAAAGAACCTGCTCGGGTCATCGCTGATCGGGTACTGGAAGATGAATGAGACCAGCGGGAGCGTGTCCGTTGACAGCAGCCCGCAGTTGAATAATGGGCAGTACACCGGCGTTGATCTTGCCAACACACCAGCACCGCCACGAATCGGTGGGTCAGCGCCCTTGTTCGATGGCGCGAATGACAGCAATAATATATTTAGTGCCGGACTTGCCGCGGACTTCAATGGGGCAGAAGGGGCGGCGATCATATGGCTAAAGCCGGTTAATGTGGGTGTATGGGGAGACGGGGTAACTCGATATATATTTAGGGCTTCTGTCGATGGGTCAAATTATTTTGCGATAGATTCGCAGGGGAATAACGACCGAGTCCAATTTATCTATACGGCAGGGGGTGTCGGAAAAAACTATTACATATTTGCTGAAACAGCAACCGCGTGGACAATGTACGCCCTCGTTTGGAGCAAAGCGGAGGATCGGGTCACTGTATTCCGGAACAACGTAGAAAAAAACGAGCTTGGTACTCTCGGTACATGGGTTGGAAATATAAACGCTGCATGGATAGGCGCATTTTCGTCTGCTAATGGTGTTTGGAATGGCTGGATGTGTCAGGGGATGTTGTTAAATAGACCAGCCACGGACGCCGAATTGATTAAGGTCTACAACCTGGGAGCGCCGTAATGAGTCGTCAATACTATGGGATCGAGGCAATTAACCTAACTCTGGTACAGCGGCAAACGCTGGTGGATGCGCTGCAAAGGTTGGGCGCAAACCAACACCCTAACCCGAGTCATCGCTGCCATTGGAGGGTGCGGCTGGATAATCTGGCGGTCATCTTCGAGGCTGAGTTTGATGATGCGGATTGGACGGTGGACGGGGTCAAGACACGGTTGGCGAACCTGTTAGGGATCAATGCCAACCTGGTGACAAGTGCGGTGTCACAGACGCAGTACGGGCCGGTAGTGACGTACTCACGCAGTGGTGACAGACTGCGGCTGGTAGCATTCGGGGGATTACTGGCGACCTGGGACGAAAGCCACGACCAGGTATTAGCATACTTGGCGGCGAACACATCGGCGTGGGACGCAAGTTAGATAAATTTTTCAAGGAGGCAGCATGAAAACACGATTATCAGAAACCAAATTACTGCAACGGGTCCGAGATCTGCTGCATATTCGCAGCAGCGATGGGACCTCCCTGCAGGAGAGTGCAGGCGACGCAGTGCTGGTCGAGCGCTCGAACATGGGCAATTGGATGGAGGCGCGCATTCACAGCGCATTCACGACCATCGCCGATGACATGTTCGGCTCGGGCTACCTGACCCGGGAAGAGCGGATCATCCTGTCGAGCGGCATCGGCAGCGCACTGGACGCCTTCAATGCGGTGATCCAGGAAAAAGCGCCGCACCTGTACCAGCGCAGACCGTACGATGAGCCGGAAGAGGCGGCAGCGATCACCGCGTCCGAGGCGACCGAGGAGCTGGACAGTGAGACACTGGGCGGCGATTTCGTGCCGCTGGTGGAGGCGGCGGTGCGGCGGGACGGGACGATCCCGGTCAAGATCATCCAGCCGGGATGGGGAGCGACCGGCTATTATCCGGCAGACGTGCTGGAGCGAGACGGTCCGCAGGTCTTCCAAAAGGGTTTGCAGATGTTTTGGAACCACGCCACAATGACCGAGATAGCCGAGCGCCCGGAAGGCGATCTGCACGAGCTGGCAGCGGAGCTGGTCAGCAACGCGCGCTGGCAGAAGGATCACCCGGCCGGGGCGGGGCTGTACGCCGATGCGAAGGTTTTCGAAGCTTACAAACCGGCGGTAGACGAGCTGGCGCCGCACATCGGGGTCTCGATCCGGGCGGATGGAAAAGCGCTGATGGGGGAGGCGGAAGGCAAGCCCGGCAAAATTATCACGGCAATCACTGCCGCCAAGTCCGTAGACTTCGTGACGAAGCCGGGCGCGGGCGGGCAGATTTTGCAACTTTTCGAAGCGCGGGGACGCCAGAACGGCGTCGGAGCTGCGCAGCAAACGACCGGCAAACCGGTCGCCAATCCAAATGTCCAAAAAGAGGAGGCTCAAATGGACGAAAAAGAATTCCAAACCTTGAAAGAGGCCAACACGCAGCTTACGGCGCAGGTGAACTCGCAGAATGAGCAGATCGCTCGGCTGCGGGAAGGCGCTCTGCTGCGGGAAGCCGGGGAGTTCGTGGCGGTCGAGCTGGCTGCCGTCGAGCTGCCCCAGATCACCAAGAATCGCCTGCTGCGAGACCTGGCGGGCAACCCGCCCGTCAAAGATGGTGGGCTGGACCGGGAAACGTACAAGACCAAGATCGCCGAGGCGGTGAAAGCCGAAACGGCGTACCTGGTCGAGGTGACCGGCGCCGGGCGGATCAGCGGGATGGGCTCAACGCAACCAGCGGAACCGAAGCCGGAAGACCTTGCAGAAGCCCTGACCGGCGCCTTCCTGGCGATCGGATTGAGCGAATCAACTGCCAAACTGGCAGCGAAAGGGCGGTAGATTTTTTCTATCGCCAATGTGAACGAATCAGCCAAGTAGAACAAGGAGAAATTGAGCATGGCTACAAATCAAATTTTCGATGAGGGACCGCTGTCGGTCGTTTGCAGTAACCCGGCATCTCCGGCGAGCGGCGACCCGGTGCGCTACGGCAGTTTTACCGGCGTGGCGCTGGCGGATGAGGATGCCGACGGCAACACCCCGGTCGATTTCCGGGAGAACGTGTGGGACCTGTCGGTCAAGGCAGTCAACGCCGGCGGCAACAGTGCGGTGGCGGTCGGCGATGCGATCTATTACGTCGATGCGGACACACCCAAGCTGAGCAAGAAAAATACCGGCTACCTGTTCGGGTTTGCGCTGGAGGCGATCACCTCCGGATCAACCGCCACGATCCGGGTGAAGAAGGTCTCGCCTGGGTTCTCGACCCCGGCGGATGGCACACTGGACGGCGGCGAAGCGGCGGTCGTGGCGGATGCCAACGTGGTCGGCGGTCTGCCGGTGCTGCACCGGATCGATATTGCGGCGGGCGCATTGGGCGATACCGATGTGGTCTTGACCCACAAGACGCGGGTGATCGACGCCTGGCTGGTCTTGCGCGGCGCAGGGGTGGCGACCACAACCCTGACCGTCAAAAACGGGGCAACTGCGATCACGGACGCAATGGCTGCCAGCGGGTCCGATAAAGCGCTTGTGCGGTGCGCCACCCTGGATGATGACCAGTGGGAGATCGCAGCGGCTGGAACCCTGCGGGTGACCAGCGCGACTGGCGCGACCCAACCGGATGCAACCGTGTTCGTGCTGGGCATCCGGGTTTCATAATCCAGATCCAGGTTTCATAACCCAGATCCAGATCCTAGAAATAAGGAGACTAGAAAATGAGTGATTTTCTTGAACTAATCGAAACCATCCGCTCGCAAGATGCGGATACCCAGCGCCTGTTCGGCGATGCCGGAACTGGCGTGCGGCATGCCAGCCGGGCAGCCGGGTACAACCAGCGCCTGGTCGAGGCAGCCAGGCTGATCGGGGATGTGTTTACCGGCAAAAAACACCCGCATGTTTTGCGGGAGGCGATGACGACCAGTGATTTCCCGTATCTGTTCGGGGATGTACTGGACCGGCAGGTGCTGGCGAACTACCGCGAATGGCCGTCCATCTGGCGGATGTATGCCAAGGCTGCCCTCGTGACCGATTTTCGCACCGTCAACCGGTTTGCGATCAGCGGCGGGGAGGCCGTGCTCGAAGAGGTTGAGCAGCAAGGCACCTACCCGATGGCTGGGTTGTCGGAAGCCAAGTACAGCTACGCGGTCAAGAAATACGGGCGGCGCATCCCGTTTTCGTGGGAAGCCATGGTCAACGACGATCTGAGCGCCCTGCAGGATGTCCCGCAGCGCTTTGGTCGGGCAGCTCGCCGCAGCGAAGATAAATTCGCCACGCAGCTGCACGTCGATGCCAGCGGACCGCATGCCAGCGTCTACACGTCGGGGAATGCCAACATCATCACCAGCAACCCGGCGCTGAGCACCGCCGGACTGCAAACGGCATTTACCGTTTTGGGTGCGATGCTCGACGGCGAGAGCGAGCCAATCCTGATCGAGGCAGTCGTGCTCGAGGTGCCACCGGCACTGGAAGTGACCGCGCTGAACATCATGAATGCCATCAGCATCACGCTGAACCCGAACTCATCGGCGGGCACGGCGGACCAGATCGTGGATGCTATAAACTGGATGAAGAATCGGACAACCCTGGTGGTCAACCCGTACATCCCGATTGTCGCTTCGACTGCCAACGGCAGCACAAGCTGGTTTCTGCACGCCTCGCCCAGCAATGGGCGACCGTTCGCAGAGGTCGGCATGCTGCGCGGCCACGCCGAGCCGGAGATCTTCATCAAGGAGCCCAACGCCCGGCGAGTGGGCGGCGGGATCGTCAACCCGATGGACGGCGATTTCGAGACCGATTCGGTCGAGTACAAATTGCGTCACGTTTTCGGCGGCTCGATCCTGGATCCGAAGATGTCGGTGGGATCCAACGGCTCCGGGTCATAGACATGACAACCCCAACGGCGAGCTGCCTTGAAATCTTACCGGTATCCCGGGCAGCTCGCCGATAGTCGATAGTCGATCGGAGAATTATGACATTTACCTATGATCCGACCACATCAGCCGGTCAGGTACGCCTGTTGATCCCGGACCGGGTCTTGACCAGTTACCTGTTCGAAGACGCCGAGATCGACACGTTCCTGGCGCTGGAGGGCGACTCGGTCAAACGAGCGGCTGCCCTCGCGCTGGAAACGGCTGCCAGCGATAATGCGCTGGTGCTGAAGGTGATCCGCCTGCTGGATTTGAGCACGGACGGCGCGCGCACCAGCCAGGCTCTGCTGGCGCGGGCTGAAAAGCTGCGCCAGCAAGCCGACGATGAGGAGAGCGCCGAAGACGGCGGAGCCTTCGACATCGCCGAGTGGGTGGTGGACGATTTCAGCTACCGCCAGCGGCTGGATAACGAGGGACTGCGCAGTGGTTAATATCATCGATGCCCGGATGCTGGATATGCTGGCGAGATTCTACCCGTCGACCTGCACGATCCAGACTGCGACCGAGACGCCGGATGGGGCTAACCAGCCGATCATGAGCTGGGCGAACCTGGCTGGGCATGTGGATATCCCGTGTGCGGTCGGCAGGCCGCGCGGCGGGGAGCGCAAAACGGTTCACCAGGCGTATTCGGTGGCGACGCATACCATCGCCCTGGGCGGGTACTACCCGGCGATCACCGAAAAAATGCGGGCGGTCGTGGGCGGGGTCAATTACGACATCCTCCTGCCGGAGAACGATGGGCAGGGCGCGGCGACGCAGCTGGTCTGCCAGGTGGTGCACTGATGGCAACTGATATCCGGGTCATCGGCGACGAGGAGCTGATGCAGTGGTTCAAGGGTATGGATGAGGCGATCTCTGGGGCGGTCCTGGTCAACGCCCTGAAAGCGGGCGGGCTGCCGATCCAGAATGCAGCCAAACAAAAGGTGCGCAAGAAAACGCGCAACCTGAGCCGCTCGATCCACATGGAGGTCGAGCAGAGCACGGCGAAAAATGCGACCGTCTCGATCGGCACAGACGTGGAATATGCCGCCATTCATGAATTTGGCGGCACGATCACCCCTAAAACAGGCAGGTACCTGGCGATCCCGGCGTCGTCCGAAGGCGAGCAGTACATCCAGCCGAGCAATTTCCCGCGGCGGCTGCACTTTTTGCCCGGGGCAGGCGGCGGGGTGCTGCTCGACGATGACGATGTGGTGCATTACATCCTGCGCACCTCGGTCACCATCCCAGCCAGCCCGTACCTGCGCCCGGCGGCGGACGAAAAAGAGGACGAGGCAGTGCGGGCGATCGCTGCGGCGCTCAAAACGCAGATGGACCGGGTGAAATGACATTGATCAGCGAGCTGGTTACGTTTGTGGAGGCGGCAGCAGGATTGACGGCGCTGCAGGGCGAGCGGTTCTACCCAATCAAGCTGCCAGCCCGGCCGACGCTGCCTGCATCAACGTATATGATCGTCGATACCCTGCCGGAATATGATCACAGCGGGCGGAACGGACTGGAGACGACCCGGATCCAGATCGACTGCTACGCCGAAACGTACCTGGCGGCGCACGGGCTGGCGGATGCGTATGTGCTGGCGTTCGATGCCTGGTACGCAGCGAAAAAACGTTATGCCAAGATCATCGGACCGTACGACCTGCCGGATGATCCCATTTTAGATCGATCCCGGGTCTCACTGGACGTGATGATCGGGGAATAAATTATTGACATTTATGTCAACAGGAGGCGAGTATGCCAAGAACGACGATTACCAAAACGAGTGTGCCCGGCTTGTGGAGCCAAACCGGATCTGCGCTGACCAAAGCGGCAGCCGATGTGGCGAACG